AGATGCTTGGCAGCGCGTAATTGGAGTAGTTGTCCAACCAGGTGTTGAATTTGGGGACGATAATGTATTTGAATACAATCGTCAGAATGCCAGAATGCTTACAGATACTTTAAAAGATTATGAACAGGATGTTTATAATACTTCATTAAAACAGCTTTCTCACCGTGAAGAAATTGGACAAACAAAGTCTGGTTCTATTCAAGAACTTCAAAATTTACAGGCAATTTATAAGAATTTAACGACGAATCCGTTAATGCAATTAGTAAATGATGATGAACATAGACAAGAAATTAATGAAAAAATATATCAAAATAAGAAACAAAGTCTTGAAAATGAAAGAGAAGAGCTTAATACTGAAAAAGATTTAGGACAGATTGAAGAAGGTTCTTTGGAATATGTAAATCGTCTTAAATCTATAAAAGCTGATATAGAAAAATCGGACTTAAATGCTATAGATAAAGCAGAAAAGTTATCGGATATTGATAAGGATATTTATTCCGCTACACAATCTTATAATGAAGCACAGATTAATGCTGTTGATCATTTAGTTAATATAGGTAAATTACAATCTAATTCTCTTGAATATTTGAAACGATTAAATCATCTTTATCATACTTTAAATTTATCACTTGATGACCGTAAATCATTACAAGAAAAAATATTTAGTTCTGAAATATCCTATATTTCTCAATTAAAATCCGATCTATCGGATGAATTGATTGAAGGTTCTTATGGACAACGCATAAAAGAATATGAAGATGAAATTGATGATTTGCAACAAAAAGAATCTGATTTATCAGACGAAACAATTTCTAATTCATTAGGTTCACAGATTAAAGCTATTCAAGATAAAATTGATGCGATTAACGATCAATCAGAGGCAGAATCAAAAGCATTGGCGCTTGAGAAAGCGAAAGCGGCATGGGAAGAAGCTCAAAATAATAAAACGGTACAAATCTATACAAATAAAAATGGATTTGTATATCAAGCCGATCAATCTGCTGTTACTGAAAAGAAGCAGTCATATGCAGAAGCACAACGTAATGAAGAAATTGAAAAATTAACACAACAAAAAGATGCTTTGCAAAAGATGTTGGATAGTGAAAAAAATTCTATTGAAGTTAGTATTAAAGCATTGACTAAACATAAAGAATCTTTGCAATCTGATTTACAGAGTGAACAAACCGAACTTGAAAAAGCAACGAAAGTATTACAAGGGTATGATGTTAATTCTGATGATTTATGGGATGATATTCAAAACCAGATAGATAATGTATTAGATGAGGTTACTGGAAATATTTCTGAATCAACAAATAAGCATAAAGCAAGCTATGATGAAGAAAATGAATCCGTAACTAATTTAACTGATAATACTACAAATAGCTATCAATCTCAAATTAAAAATGCGCAAGATTTTATTGCTAAATTTACTCCAGTAAATCAACAGATTATGGATATGTATAATCAACAAGCTAATGCTGCACAAAAGGTTGCTGATGCGATTTACAATGTGAATAATGAACTAGATCGTTATATTCGTGTGATTAATGATGCAGAAAATGAACGCGAAGAAATGAATGAACAATATAACGAATATAATCAAGAAGCTAGAGAAAATCATCAAAGTGTTCATTATGCTTCTGGTACAGAAGATTCTATTAACGGATTAGTAAAGAAAAATGAACAGGGATATGAATTAACTTTTGAACCTACTGATAATGGAAATTATGAAATATTAAAAGAACATTCAAAAGTATTGACAGCTTCACAAACTCAACGGATTTTTGATTTAGCAAAAGGGGTAAGTCCTCAAATTGCTACATTGAAAGCAAATTTAAGCCTTGGTAAAATTGGTGGCAATATTAGTAATAGGACTACTAAAACTGATATTACTAATAAATACGAAATTAAAAAAGTTGAGTTTCCAAATGCAACTAATAAAGATGAAATTCAAGCTGCTTTTGGTTCTTTGGATTTATATTTTAAGCAAAAAGCTTTTTCTAATGAATAAAGGAGGTAAATATATATTGACATTAAAACAAATAATTCAAGATGGAATATGGAAAGCAGTTAATAGTGTATTGCCTCAAGAAATTGCTAATGCGCCTTATAATTGTACTAAGTATGGAAAAATAATAGCAAATTTAGGTAATGATAAATATACAGTACATATTAATGATAATGAATTAGCTATCCCTGCAATTAGTGGGGATAGCTATTCTATTAATGATACTGTTATAGTATGTATACCTAATAATAATGAACAAAAACAATTTATTCTTGGAAAAGTAAAATATTAGGAAGGAGGATGATATGAGTTGGCGATACCTATATTAAAAACTAAAAATGCGTTTGATAGTTTAATTGAACAACAGTTTGTTTTTACATATAATGGTTCACAAGTATTTAAAAATAGGCTTGTAATATATAAAAATTCTGATAATAGTCAAGTTTATGATAATACAGAAACAACATTTCAACTTTATCATACTCTCTCCGCAAGTGTTTTAACAAATGGAGTTCAATATAATGCTAAATTATCTGTATTTGACAAAGATGGAAATGAATCAGGATTTTCAAATAGTATTGTTTTTACTTGTCATAAGACACCTATTTTATCAGTTGATATTGAACAAAATCAAATTGTTAAAAATTCATATCTACCAATTAATTTAACTTATACATCAGAAGATGGTGAATTACTAAATTATTGGAATCTTATTCTATATAATAGTGGTAATGTCCAAATAAGTCAAACAGATCAAATATTAGCTACACAGTCAATGGGTACAACTATAAATTCTCTTGAAAATAATACAGCATATAGTTTTGAAATAATTGGAACGACTGTTGACGGTATGATTATATCTACAGGCAAAATAAATTTTTCAGTTGTATACATTGAACCAACAACTTTTAACAAGGTTATTTTAACTAATAATTCAGATGATGGTACTGTCGGAGTTGAATCTCATTTAATTTCTGTTGATGGTCAAACAAATATGAATCCAATTACATATATTGATAATATTGAAATGGATTTGACGCAAGGTAATAAAGTTTGGTTTGATAATGGATTTCAGATTAGCAATAATTTTACTAAACAGTTAATTATTCGTAATCCCCTACCCTATCAGATAATATATTATGCTACTAATGGAACTGAACAATTATCTTTAAAATATATGTTAGGTGATTTTGAAGATGGAGAAAAGGCATATTTTTTATTAGAGATTATTAATCCTATTTTAACGACACGAATTGCTTCGGATATATTCAATAAGTTAGATTATTCTGAAGCAGTTTATGTTGATATCCGTAATAAAGATGGTTTATGGGGTATCCAAGTTAATAATTATTCTGTTTCCGTAGAAGAATGGAACAATTATAACTTAACTGTAGAAGAATGGAATAATAAAAATATTAATATCGAAGATTTTAGACTGAAAGGTAAACTATTATTAACATAAAGAGGTGATAATTATTTCTTCAACAAATAAGACAGATACATTATTACTAAGTCAATTTATTAATTCTGATCATTTTAATCCATATGATGATTATAATGTAGATATGGTGAAAATTAATGATTGGTCTAAGAATGTACTTACTACTACTTCTGGGACTGCTGTAAATAGTAGTAAATTTGATAACAAATCAATAGATGAATTTGTATTAGCTGATACTACAAATTATATTTGGCAACCTACTTTATGTGGAGCTACAACAGTTGGTACGCCTACATATACTACACAAACAGGTTATTATTATAAAGCTGGTAAGCAGTGTTATATTTATTGTAAAATAGTAATTTCTGCAAAAAATGATATGGATGGACTTTTGGAAATAGATGGTTTGCCGTTTGCGGTTCTTTATAATTCTGGGATTAAAGTTATTTCATATAGTGGAGTAAGTAATATTTCTGGAATTATTTTGCCATATGCTGAAGCAAGCAATACTAAAATATTTTTAGGGCAATCAATTGCTATAGCAGGGACAAGTAATGATGTTACTGTTGATAAAATAACAAATACTTTTTCTATAGAATTATCGGGTACATATCTTGCAAGCATATAAGTTAAGAGGTGTATTAAAAATGGAAATATATGATGGGACTCTTACTGACATAAGCGTATCAATTGGTTTTGGAAATAATACGATGAAAGCTTATGTAAATAGTGCAAGAGGACGGAATAAATTAGTAACTGATTGTACTATTGATGTAGTCCAACAGGTTATGAAAGTTTGGGGAACTACCCCAAAAGTTGTTGATTCAATTATTACTTTGCCTGTAGAATAAAATTGAAAGGAGCTGTTATATTTGATTTTTTTAGGATACAGCGCAATGTGTGGAAGTGAAACAGATTATGAAACGCCAAATAGTATAAATAATATAACTACTGTACAAGTAGAAAATTGTATTGTAAATGATTTATTTGTTACAAGTGATACAGATGTAAGTATGACAGCTCCAATTGATACAACATGGGATTGGAATACTATTTTACATGCAACATTTAATGGAACATTATTAGCTGGGAATATAGATTCTATTTTAGATCAAATTGCATATATTAGAGTTAAATATAGGGAATATGGTTCATCAGATTGGATTACATTGACTAATGTTAGTATATCTACAAATGATGATTTAAATTTTAAAAGATTTTGTAAATGGTGTCGTGGAGGAAAGACACAATATCAATTTGCTTTAATTCCTGTTTCTCCAAGTGGTGTGGAGGGAAATTATAGTATAAATACTGTTATTTCAGATTTTAATGATTTATTTGTAATGAGTAAAGATAAGACTTTTCATGCAATCAATGAAGAAATCACTCCAACAAGGAATCAAGATACAATTATATTAAAACCTTTATCGGGTAAATATCCAGTTGTTATTTCTAATGATGAATTGAATTATAATACGTTTTCAGTTAAATGTATGTTTATTACACAAACCAATAATGTATATGATAAAATTGGGGCATGGAAATATAGAGATCAACTTAAAGATTTGCTAACAAGTAAGATACCATTGTTAATAAAAATATTTGATGGGCGTATGTGGTTAATCAGTATAACAGATGCAATTTCAGACGATTCAAGTAATTATTCTTATGAAGGATACACATTAACAAGTTTTAATGCTTGCGAAATTGGAGATGCAAATGACTATGACGATTTAATAAATAATGGATTAATTTCTGTATAGTTGGGCGGTGACTACTGTGTATGAGGTAACAGAACAGGATATTCAAATTTTAGGTAGTAAAATAAAACAATATAAAATAAAATTAGAGTTATTAAATAGCCAGTTGCAAACTATAGATACTATACAAGGAGATTGTTTAAGTTGTAGTTATAATTGTGATTCTACTTCAGATATAAGAAGAACTTGTGCAGTAAAAGTTTTTATTAAAGACAAAACTTATAATTTAGATGAAAATAGCAAATTTTGGTTTAATCGTTTTTTAAAAATATATATTGGTCTTAAAACTATTAGTTCTAATGGATTTATATATTATCCATTAGGACTTTTTACATATTCAGAAAGTGATTATACATGGGATAGTTCTAATCGTACTTTAGATTTAAAAGCAGTAGATTTTGTTTGGTATTTAACTCAAACTAAAATAGGTGGTGCGGAAACAACTAAGATACCAAATGGTAATATAATTCGTAATGCGTTGATATCAATTGTTACACAATTAGGAGGATTTTCAAAATACAATATCGTTGATATTCATAATATTAAAGATAGCACAATGAACACAGTCCCTTATGATATTGAAGTAAATGCTGGGACAACAGTATGGGAATTAATAACAAAATTAAGAGATTTATATATTGGATATGAATGTTTTTGCGATATGGATATGTTTATTACACGACAAATTCCTACTATGATTGAAGATCCAGTTGTATTAGATTATGAAACTATTATTAAAAAGCAATTAGTTTTAAGCGAAAATATGAAAGTTGATCTTAATACGGTTAGAAATGTAACTGAAATTTTTGGTTCTACTATTGATGTAGATGGATATACAAATACTTGTACAAATTCTGGATCTGCTTATTCATGCATAATAGATAGCGTAACAGAACTGTATGATGGTTTAAAAGTTGCTGTTAAATTAAATGTAGCGAATAGTGTCTCCCCTACTCTTAATGTAAGTAATTTAGGCGCTCATGCTATTGTAAATTCGGATGGGACAGTTTTAGCGGCTGGTGAAATAAGTGATTATACTGCATTTGAATATAAGAATGAACAATGGATTGTTTTAGGTAAATATCAAGTTCATTCTGTTTGTATTTTAAGAAATACAGAACCATCTGATATTGAAAAAGCACAAGATAAGACTATATATAATACTGATTCTATTATTTATAGAATTATGCCAGATAGTCAATTTGCTATTGAAAAAATAGGAATAAGGAAAGATGTAAAAACAGGTTCAGATTATGAAAATATTTATTCAAATGATTTGTGTGAACAAAGGGCGCAATATGAAAATTGGAAATCTACAAGATTGAATAGAGTATTAGAGTTAGGGATTCAAACTATTCCTTTTGCAGATGTAAATCAAAAATTTACTTATAAATTATTAAGCACAGGTGAAATTAAAACGTTTATTACTACAAAAATATCAAGTGATGATTTAACTAAAGGAACTGAAACTATAGAGGCTACAGAATTTTTTGAAACATATCCTAATGGTACAAGTTATTAAAATATTAAATTTAATTGAGGTGATTGAATGAGTGATACTTATCAGGATTTAGCTAACACAACTTTCCCTGACAATTTAGATAAATATAAAATTTATCAAGATGTAAATCTTGATAATGTTACATATATTGAACAAATACAATCAGATGTAGCTGCTCATAATTTTGATGGAGCTAAAACTATATTAGCGGCGCATCCTGAACTTAACAATGTAATAGCGACTGCTGCTTTATTTCAACGTTATGAAGATCAAATTACAGCAATAGAAAGAACATGGGCAAGCAGTATTTATGATAAAGTTACTCATGTTGTTAGTTATAAAGGCGATTATAGCAATACAGCAACATATCAGATGTTTAATGTGGTTAATTACAATAATAAATCTTATCAATGTATTTCTACGGATGAAATTACAGGTATCTTACCTACTAACACTAATAATTGGCAGTTGTTAACTATTCAAGGTGTAAGTGGCACTGGTATGGCGTTTTATACGACATGGAGTTCAACACAAGAATATAAGGTACAGGATTGTGTACCTTATGGGAATAAACTTTACGTTTGTATTACGGCTAACACCAATCAAACACCTTCTACCAGTCCTGATTATTGGAAACAGGTTATTGTTGTTCCGAGACAAATTATTTGGTCTAAGAATCAACCTGAATCTCAAGAAGAAGGTGATGTATGGAATAAAATAAATGATACGGATAATTCTTATGAAACTTATGTCTGTCAAGGCAATAATGATTATATTTTAAAACAGCCAAGATCAAATGCTGATTTTATTCAAGATACGAATAATGCAGGAGTAACACATAATTATATTTGTACAACAACAGGTATTAATCATAATCTAACGATTTCTACAGTTGCTGCTAATGGCAGATTTAGAGCAGATGCAGATTTTAATTCTGGTGATACCTTTTCTATTAATGGAGCAACTGTTGAAGCAAGGATACAAAATGGAGATTTGCCTGTAACTGGATTCTTTAAATCTGGATATTGGTGTTCATTTACATATGATTCAAGTACCTCTAAAATTACATTTGTATCTGGTGGTGGTAGTTCAACAATTCCTAATTATGCAGGACAGTTAATCGTTCATGTTACTACGTCTGATAGTGGCTCTTTAGGTTCAACAGAAGTAAGGGTGCGCAATGAACAGTTAGGCTCTAATTATACTCAATCATTAAATGCTTTGGGAGATACAACTTTTTCCTTAATAGATAATCACACTTATTATGTTGTATTATTAAATTATCCATCTTCTTATTATGGGGCCGCAGCAACAGTCACTATTACAGGTGGCGAAACACAAACATTAAATCTTGAATTAAAAACTGAACCTGATATTGTAGGTTGGAGAATGCGTCAAGATACAGGTGTTATTGAATATACAGATGGTGCCGTTAATCATACCGCAATGACAATGACTAATGGAATTTTTGATGCTGGATCATGGACGAATAGCTGGTTAACAAAAATGAAACCATGCTTGCTGAAAAATGGTGTTGTACAGTATTATCTTAAAAATACAGGCACATTTACTTATGATTATACCAAACAAACAAATGATACCGCTTCGGATATTACAACTGGAACAGATGGCAATGTTATGATTGAATTTCCATTAATTTATTATAAGTTTTATGAAGAAACAGATGTTAATAATGTTATATGGATAGGTTGTAAATTTTCACAAACTCCACAAGATGATACTTGGTGTGCTAATGCATTTTTAAATATTAATGGTATCATACAAAGTACAATGTATATGGCTGCTTATGATGGATATGTAAATAATAACGTTCTTTATAGTTTAAGTGGAAAAACTCCATCTAATAATATAACAATTGGGAATTTTAGAATATATGCGACAGCAAATGGGTCTGGATATCAGCAACAAGAATGGAGTAAAAGAGTATTTTTACAAAGTTTATTTATTATGCTATTTAAATCTACTGATTCGCAAACAGCATTGGGTAAAGGTGTTACGGGTGCAAGTGCCGCAATTAGTTCTGGTAGTATGAATGACAAAGGATTGTTTTGGGGAGATCAGACTGGTATAAATGGTGTAAAATTTTGTGGTATCGAGAATTTTTGGGGCAATATTGATAAATGGTGTGATGGACTTGAATTAATATCTTTAGTTTATAAATATAAAATTTATGGTTCATATAATGATACGGCTTCAGGATATATAAGTGGAAATACTGCTCCAAATGGATCTAATGGCGCTTGGGCAAAAATAATGTATTCTAATAATGGTGAAGGATTAGTAGCAAAAACAAATGATACCTCATCAAGTTATTATTATGATGAATTTTATTGTCTTGATAGTACGAATTCATATGTTTGTCGTACGGGTGGCAGTTGGGGTTATAGCGCTAGTGCGGGGCTCTTTTATGTGGATCTGTATGATGCTGCTTCTGATGTGGAAGCGGATGTTGGCGCTTCGCTTTCTTTCACACCTGTCTAACAGGGGTTTTAAGGGGGCGGTCAGCCCACTTTTAATTATATATAATTAAAATAATTTAAATTAGGGATATAAAATGCAGTGGCAATTGGAGTAATAGCACTAATGCAGGACTCTTTTATGTGAATCTGAATAATACTGCTTCTAATGTGAACACGAATATTGACGCTTCGCTATCTTATTTTTTATAATTATTTGCATTTTATATTCCTTGGCTCTTGCCAAAAATACGCCGATATGGCATAGATTAGTAAATAATTGAAAATCTGTGAGGTAAATAAGAAATTTGAAAAGAACTGGATATATTTATGAAAAAATTTATGATATAGAAAATATTAAATTAGCTATTAAAAATGCTTCTAAAGGCAAACGGAGTAGAAAAGATGTGCGGTATGTTTTAAATAATATAAATAGCTGTGTACGAAATATTCAACAAATATTAATAAAGCAATCTTATATTCCATCTCCATATAAAAGGAAAACTATTAAAGATGGAATTAGTAAAAAAGAACGCATTATTTATATTCCTAAATTTTATCCTGACCAAATAGTACAATGGGCATTGTTGCAACAAATTCAACCTTATTTATATAAAGGTATGTATGATTTTACTTGCGGGTCTATTCCTTATCGTGGTATTAGTTATGGGAAAAAGTATTTAGAAAAATGGTTACATAATGATAGAAAACATACAAAATATTGTTTAAAACTCGATATTCATCATTTTTATCCATCAATAAACCAAAATTGTTTAAAACAAATGTTTAGAAACAAGTTTAAAGATAAAAAATTATTACATTTAATTGATTTAATAATTGATAGTGGTGAAAATGGTTTGCCTATTGGTAATGTAACAAGCCAGTGGTTTGCAAATTTTTATTTACAAAATTTAGACCATTATATTAAAGAACAGTTGCACGTTAAATATTATATACGTTATATGGATGATATGGTTTTGTTGGGTTCTAATAAAAGAGAATTATATAAAGATTGTTGTTTAATTTCTGATTATTTAAATAATATTGGATTGGTATTAAAATCAAATTATCAAGTTTTTAGAACTGATTCTCGTGGCATTGATTTTTTAGGTTATAGATTTTTTCATTATAAAACAATTTTGCGACGTACAATAATGTTAAGAATAACTCGCAAAGTCAAACGAACGTTTAAAAAGAAATCATGGAATGTACATAATTGTATGGCTATTATTTCTTATTTAGGATGGGTAAAACATAGTAATGGTTATCAATTATATCAAAAATGGATTAAACCATATGTTAATATAAAACGAATGAAAGGAGTAATAAAGCGTGAAAATAACAAGCACAGTTATGCCAAATAAATCATTTGAGATTCTTAAAAGCAATAATAAATGTACGATAATTTTTTATACAAATGTAACGTCTGATACAATTGTTGATGGAATGACTGGAAAACCTATTACATCATATAATTATGAAAAATATAAAATAGAAACAAATTATAAACAAATATTATCAGCACAGATTGAAGCTAATTATAGCAAATGGCTTCAAAAGGCAAAACAGGCTGAAAAAGATACGGAAGCGCAAAAAGTACGTGATTACCGTGATAACTTGCTAAATGCCTGTGATATTAAACATTGCAATCCCGAAAAATGGACGGCAATGTCGGATGATGAAAAGTTGTCATGGGCTACATATAAACAGGCGCTAAGGGATGTTACAGCACAGCAAGGATTCCCATATAGTGTCATATGGCCTACAATTCCATCTGATACATCAAATAGTTTAAGTGATACTTTAATAAAACAACAAAAATTACTAATGTATAATAAATAATATTTATAGACTGCTTTGAAATATAGGCGGTCTAATTTATTATAAAAGAAAGGAAGAAATTGAATGGCAGATATTGGTGTCGATATTTCTACTCATAATAAAAATATTGATTTTAAAAAACTTAAAGAATCTGTTTCATTTGTAATTATTCGTGCTGGTTTTGGACGTGAAATCAAACAAATGGACGCAAGATTCCATCAAAATGTCCAAGGTTGTATTGAAAATGATATTCCAATGGCGATTTATTGGTATTCATATAGTAATTCGATTGCACGTTCTTTGCAAGAAGCTCAGATTTGTTATGAAATTATAAAGAATGTAAAAAATATTAAGTTTGTTGCTTATGATGTTGAAGATGATACGCAAGCAAAACTATACAATAAATCGTTGGTAACAGATATGTCAAATACATTTCTTGATTATTTTAAAGCAAGAGGATACATAACGGTCTTTTATTCTTATGCTAGTTTTGTAAAAAATTATGTTCATTTAAATATTATTAAATCTCATGGGCACAAATTTTGGTTGGCACTCTATAATGGTACTCCAAATTCTGCAAATCATTCTAATATAGCTGATATATGGCAATATTCTAGTTCTGGAAGTGTTTCTGGGATTACTGGACGTGTTGATATGAATGTTTGCTATAATGATGCTTTGTTTGGAAATAACGCTGTAACAATAGATACAACGACTTTAAAATTATCTCCTCATTGTACATATCAATTTAAGATTACGGCATCTTCTAAACCGCAATTTGTTTCTGCAAATAACAGTATTGTTTCTGCTCCTGTATTTGTTTCACAAACTGGTAATGATTATTTTTATAAAGTATCTGGTTGTAATATAGGAACAGTTGGAATGTATATTAATGGTGTAAGAAAATGTATTGTACAAGTTGATAATTGGCCTGTAATATCCGATACGCCATTTAATTTTAATATGCACAAAGGAGAAACTTATCAATATAAATTAACTTGTGATACAATGCCATATGTAACAGGCGCAAATTCGTCTGTTTTAAAAATTCAGTTTAATGGAAATAAAGGTAAGGACTACTTTTATAAAATTACTGCATTACAGTCATGTGCTGGTGTTGGTCTATATGCCAATGGTAAACGTATTTCTGTAATTACAGTGAAGTGATAAGAAGTGACAATATGAAGAAAAAACATATCGAAACTAGTAAAAAAGTTTTAATTTATGCTTTAATTATTGATACTGTTTTGTTAGTTGTGGTAACAATTGGTTGGTTTAATAATTTAGCAGATGCATATCAATGGTTTTTTGGTGTTATTGCATTTTTTATAGCAACAGTGGTTGGATATTTTTTTATGTGTATTTTTATAAATCCTACTAAAATAAAATGTGGAGCTAATATATTACCGGATTTATTGAATATATTTAGTGCTATGTTTAATTCTTTAAATTCAGGTGATATACCTTCTGCTATCAATAATATAATTAATGCTTCGCAAATGATTGTTCAAAATCATCCTGAACTAACTCGTAATGATATTCCAAAGTCAATACAGGATTATCAATATACAAAAAATATAAATACTCAAAATCAATCAAATTCTATGAATCAAGATATTGATTTTACAAATGAGGGTGATGTAAAAAATAATGGTATGAGTGGAGAATAAATAAGAAAGGAATGATGTGTTGATTATAGATGAAGAGTTTAAAAAGAAACATGATTTTTTAGGCCAATGTGGATTAAAAAAATCTACAATAGATAAACGTGATTATGCTCTTACATATAAAAATGTGCAAATTATAATTCCAGATGAATTCAGGCTAGAATCTCCTAATATAACAAAAGATCAAGGACAAACACAGATGTGTGCAAGTTTTAGTTCATCTTATATTGCAGAACATCTTAATAAATTAGCAACAGGCAAATATACTGAACTATCTCCTAGTTTTGTTTATGCAAACAGGTCTAATCAAGATTCTGATGGTATGGAACTTCGTGATGCAGAAAAAATTCTTGTTAATATAGGTGTTTGTAAGAACGAATTATTTAATAAGATTGAAATAGAACCACAATTAAATATTGATTATAATAAATCTAATCCAGAAAATCTTATTAAAGATGCGGCTAATTATAAAACGCTGTCGTTTGCACAACTTAATAATTCTAATGATATTAAAATAAGTCTTATGACTAATGGTTATGTTCATATTGGTGTACCATGGTATTCCAGTAATTCATTAGATTATAAAATCTTATCAGATACACCCGGAGATTATATTGCTAAACTAATTCAAGGTGATGTAAAAGATTTAACAGGTTATCATGCTCTTATTTTAACAGGATTTTCAAAAAAATATAACGCATGGTGGTGTTTTAATACTTGGGGAGATTATGGAAATAATGGACTTTTTCTTCTTCCATATGATTATCCGATAGATCAGTCTTTTGCTGTTATGGGTAAGGTTAAAGAACCGTCAGACGCAAATGTGATTAAAACTACGCCCTCCCC